TCTTATTTTGGTGCATTTTAGATACATTTTAGATACATTTTATATATATTATAATTCAATTTCTATATATAAACTTTATTATAATGGATTTTGTTACATAATTTATGGTATTTATCCTCTTGAAATTCATTTTCAATTGCAAGCATGGGATATATTAATGCACGATTTCCTTCTTTAATAATAGTTTTATCTACCATAAATACATAATCATTAAATTTATTAAAGCTATTATAATACTTACTTAATAAAAATTGGGCAAAACTTTTAGTAATCATATACATATGAGACCCTGCCAAATAATCTGGATATTCATGATATTTAAATGGCGCATCTAAATGGATTGGGCGTTTAAGAGCATAATTTGAGCATATATTATCATATTCAATTTTGTAAGGCAACATATACCCTAATAATAATATATCTAAATCTAGGATATTAAAATCGGAAATAACCTTTTTAAATATTTCTTTAAAGTCTTGATGAATTAATATATCATCTTCGCAAATTACTGCATATTTATTGCTGCTATTGCAGTAAAAATCATATATAATATCCAAATGACCATATGTCATTGACCATTGTCTCTTATTAATTCTATTACCAGCATATTTTAGACGGTTATCTGTATGTTTAATTCCTGAATAAAACTTACATTCAATATCCAGATTTTTGAATCTATTTTCCATACTCTTTTTTTTTGTATCATCATTAAAGGATAAGCAATAAAATTGACAATTAGAAATTGTTGACATATTTATATTCTATTATATATATTTTATTATATATATTTTATTATATCTTTACTTTATTTATTTTTTTATAATTTTCTACATTTAGTATTATTTTACAAAATTATTATTTATGAGTTTAAAATCATATTTATTTGTAAGACAACAATATAATATGGATGGTATTGATATTACTGATTCAGCATTTGCTTTAGATGTCCCCAATGTTGACAGTATACTCACTGCAGGCGGAGATGGTTCGACAGATTATACTGTGTATATGTACATTGGGTTCGCTATATTAGTTGTTATTATTGGATTGTTTATATATAAATTTTACCAAAATAAAAATAATAGTGAACAAGAAGAAGATTGTCCTGGAGGATTTTGTACGATGAATGAACAACATAGCACACAAATTTAATAAAGACCTTTTTTATTTTTACGGCTTTTTGAACCATAAATGTTTTTTGAACCATAAATATTTAAAAAATTAGATTTATTGGTTGTTCTCTTCTTTCTTTTCTTGACAGTTTTACTCTTAGATTTAGTTTTACTTTTATTTTCTTCTTTTTGGGTTTTTATATCATCTGGTCTATAATTTAAAAACCATTCTTCAAATGACTTCTTATCATTACTTTTTTTAAACTCTTTATATTTAGCTGCTTTTTCTGCTTTTATTTCTTCGACTGATTGTTGATGACCATAACATGTAATACTAAATCGTTTTAATAAACCTTTTTGTGCCAATCTATTTTTTTGTTGAACATCAAATAAAAATTTTGACATACAAAGGATTCTATCAAGAAAATCATTATAATAATCTTTGTTCGCATACGAAAATGCTAAATAAAAGCTTAACATTGTATCAATCGTAGCTACTTTTACCTTTTTACCCTTCATCATTAATATATTATAACTATGACATCCGATTGGTTTGTAAATAAATAAAATAGAATCTTTCCCAACCATCACTTCATAATGTTCAGGAACGATATCTCCAATGGCTGGTTGCTTAACTATTTTGACATTTTTTATTCCATTATCACCTAATCGTTCTTTAATAACTGTTGCTGTTTGTTCTGGATTATTAGATAAAACATCAAAATCCGCAACATTTTCTATCTTCTTTCTTAAAATAACAGGCATATATTGCGAATAAAGAACATTGGCAAATCCACCAAAAAATACAACTCCTTGATTGATTAATGTGTTTTTAACTGTTTCATAAATCTTATCTTCATTCTCTCTATTTTCCATTTCGCGTTGAAAATCAACATCATTACAATTTATATCAGTTATAGGATAGTTTTTATTTAATAACGCCAATCTTTTCAATACTTTTTCCCATCTACTTATATCGCCAGCTGGTCTAGATAATTCAAGATACATAGACATTCTTAAAAAATTTGGAGGAGCATACATTATTCCATCCACACTTTTAGCATCCTTTTTAATCGCTACATAAATTTGCTTCGGTAAATATGTTATATCAGCGACTGCTATATAATTCACGAATACTTTATATGTTCCGTGATGTTGTCCAGATTTTGCTTCGACATCAATAAACCCTTTATTATAATAAATATCAGCTAACTCCTTGGCATCCTCCAATGCAGTTTGAGAGAAAAAATCATAATCAGGAACTTCAATTTCTTTATTATAGAATCTATCTTGTTCGGGTAAAATATTATTAATGGCTGTTCCACCATAACAAATTAAATTCTTTCGTTTAATAAACTCTTCAACTATGTCAATAATTTTTTGTACATCGTCAGAATTCACAACTCGTCTTCCCATTTTTTCTTCAGCTTTATCTACTGCCATACGCAAAATTGCTAATTCGCAATCCGCAAACGACAAATCTTTACATACATTTTTCTCTTTTGGCATTCCTATATTATTGATTTAAAAAAATTTAGAGAATATCAAATATATTAAATTAGAATGAAGAAAAATGAAATATTAGATATTATAAATCCAGCTAGTTTAAGACGACGAATTAAACGTGAATTAGAATTGTTACAACAAGACGGTTATTTTACAAATATTTTATATGTAATTCAAGACGAGAATAATAGTTTGTATAATATAACTAGCTATATAATAACCATTTATAATAATATTGATAATAAAACATATGAATTTATAGTTCCTACCGATTATCCATTTAGAGCTCCTAAATTATCAATAAATTATCGTTCTTATTCGGATTATCAAAAAATCGAGTCACCATTTTTTACGGACGCATTGATGAAATATAAAGGTATAAAGTGTCTATGTTGTGAATCTATATTATGTAGTAATAACTGGAGCCCTAATTTAGGATTTCAAAATATTTTTGCAGAAGTGAGTAAATTCAAAGGTTATTGTAGAGAAATCGCATATCGTGCTATAATTGATGTTATTAAACGAAAATATTTGATAGATGATATAAATATTGTTGAGTGGTTATATTAGATTCATAATATTTGCTCTATCACCATAAACTATTGAATTTATCGTGGTGCTATTTGAATTTATTTATGTTATTTATTTTGCTGTTCTTTACTGTGTATTATCAGATGATGATGCAGCAGTTGAATCTTGTGTTTGTTTTGTTGCAGGTGCTTCTGATGTTTCTGGTGTACTACCAAACAATGTTAAACCACTACCAAACGATGTTAATCCACTATCAAAAGAGGATGGAGATGTTTCGCTTGTAGATGGCGTATTATTAGTTAGTTGAGGTTTTGATTGAGGCATCAGCTCCATATTTTCGCCACCCGTATTTCTCAAGTCAACAGGTTTAAGAACAAAAGCATACTGAGCTCTATCGAAAAATAAATTATTTTCTATGAGATTTTTATCTGATAATTGGTATCTCATAGCCACCATTTGACATCCGTTTTCTCTGCATATATCTCCATCTGGATTAGATGGATTTGAACCATTATTAGGAAAAACAATAGTCATACCATATTTATTAAATTCTTTTAGCTCATTTGTATCAGAATTGTTTTTTATGCTATTGTAATCATATCCTCTCATAAATATAGAATTACTAGTTAAATTTACATATTCAAGCAATTCTTGATTTTCTAAAAATGCGGTGTTCGTTCTATCTACAATCAATATAACTTTATTTTTAAGTGATAACAAAGGAACTTTTCCTAAATTTTTACCATCAGAATCATAACTATAAGCTGGACCTAACATAATATCAGTATTACTTCTAAAAATCTCAGCTAATTTTGAATACATGTTTTGATTATTACTCTTAATTCTTAAGTGAATTAAAATAGGGTCAGTTGGGTTTGGACATGTACCACCCGAAAAAGCATAGTTACGTATAGTGTCAATTACGGTTACAAATTTAACCGAATTAAATGTTTCTTTAACATAGTAATTATCTGTTGTACTTGTTGCAACAACTGGTTGGTCATCAATGGAATATACTTCAAAGTCAAGACATCTAACCCCTTGTTTGATAATTGCTTTAAGAACACAAATATCTACATAATCGTTATTATATGACCCTCCACTACAAGCATTATAAGCCGTTTTAATATAGTAATCAGATAACCTATCTCGGCAATCAGGGTCTGAATCAGTTATTGGTCTTAAATTGCCGTCTACACTTGGGTATAACGAATTCATATAATTACATTCACTCTTTTGAAGTCCATTAATATAAACTATATGCCAAATATAAAAAATAATAATAATAGTTGTGAACCCTGCAATTATCAGTGAAATAGTATTTTCATCCATATTTTGAATAATGCTTAAATAAGAACTCGTTGTTTGATTTGATGACACAGTAGTATAAACTATATAACAAATTAAAATAATTAAGATAATAAATATAATTCCTATTAGCACGTATATTTTGGTTGTATCATCCATGTTTTGAATACTGCTTAAATAATCTTTTTTTCGCCTTGATGACATTGTTAATATATATTACTATTTTAAAATTTCGGTTTAACATATTTATAACTTTTACATCGATTTTTTTGTAGTTTTATTACACTAAATAAATTAAATTTTATATATTTAATATTAAAATAATATAATTATAAAGATATATTATATACTAATTATGGCTGGAGGATTGATGCAACTAGTGTCTCAAGGACAACAAAATATAATACTTAATTCTAATCCAAGTAAAAGTTTTTGGAAAACAACTTATAAACATTATACAAATTATGGATTACAAAAATTTCGTCTTGATTATGAAGGAACTCCTCAATTAAGTTTAACAGCTGAATCTACTTTCACATTCAAGGTAAAACGCTATGGAGACCTTCTTATGGATTGCTATATATGCCTAACATTGCCTAATATTTGGTCACCAGTTATACCACCAAAATCTTACACAAATCCAGATGGCACAACTGGATATACAAATTGGGCTCCATATGAATTCCAATGGATAAAAAATTTAGGTGCACAAATCATCAGCAAAATTACCATAAATTGCGGGAATCAACAGCTCCAACAATATTCCGGACAATATATTTTAGCCTCTGCTCAGAGGGATTTTAGTGGGTCGAAACTAGCGTTATTTAATGAGATGATCGGCAATGTGACAGAATTAAACGACCCTGCAAACGCAGAACCTCGTGTTAATGCATATCCTAATGCGTTTTATACAACCAGTCCTGCAGGTGCTCAGCCGTCAATTATGGGACGCACATTATGGATTCCACTTGGTTCATGGTTCAACCTTCTATCAACACAAGCATTCCCATTAGTCGCACTTCAATATAATGAATTGTGGATAAATGTATCATTTAGACCTATTAATGAATGGTTTACAATAAGAGATGTGATGGATTATACAAATAATTATCCAATTGTAGCTCCTAATTTTAATCAATTTTATATGCAGTTTTACAGATTTTTACAAAGTCCTCCTGACGAAGAATTAGGACCTGCATCTTATGTAGATACAAGAACAAATTGGTTTGCTGATATTAATTTGAATTGTACTTATTGTTTTCTATCGGATGATGAAGCGACTATATTTGCTAAGAACGAACAAAAATATTTAATTAAACAAATATACGAAAAGCCATTCTACAATATAACCGGAGCAAATAAAATTGACCTAGATTCGATGGGTATGGTAATAAGTTGGATGTTTTATTTTCAAAGAAGTGATGCCAATTTGAGAAATCAATGGTCTAATTACACTAATTGGCCTTATGAATATATGCCTCAAGACATAACTCCAGCATCGACAGAAGGTAATTATCCTAATCCACTTGGTCCGACCAGTGGGTACCCTATTTTGGGACCTGGTTTAAATCCAAATGGAACATTGTCTGGTTTATATGTAACAGGAGTTTATAATCCTCAAAATATAAAATCAATTTTGGTTGCGATGGGTATATTATTAGATGGTCAATATAGAGAGAATATTTTGCCAGCTGGAGTTTACAATTTTGTAGAGAAATATGTAAGAACAGCTGGATTTGCACCACCTGGTCTATACTGTTATAATTTTTGTCTAAACACAGACCCTCTAACTTATCAACCATCTGGTGCGATGAATATGAGTAGATTTACTAATATACAGCTCGAATTTACTACTATAACTCCGCCTGCAGACCCTTATGCTCAGGTTTTGACAATTTGTGACCCAAATACTGGCGATATAATTGGTATCAACAAGCCAACATGGAGAATTTATGATTATAATTTTAATATGTATTTAATGGAAGAAAGAGTGAATATGGTTATATTTGTGGGTGGAAATGCTGGATTATTATATGCTACTTAAATTACTTGATATGTGTCGTGTCGATTTTTATATAATTATTAACTTGTAAAAATTATATAAAATAATGCAGTAAATAGATAAAGAAATATAATTTATTATATTAATAATCCATTTGTATATGAAGTTCCTTGATTATTTACAATGACATTTATCATTTGTCCTCTTCCAAAATTATATAAATATTTAGAATTAACATATGTGTTAAGGGTGAAATATGTCGCACTTGGGTTAATTATTTTTGTGATACGATTCACTGTAGTATTAGCTCCTGTAGTGAATGCACCTCCAGCATGTAAATTATTACTTGAGTCACATGCTAAAGCGTTTACAGCGTTATTAAAACCACCTCCTAAATTAAACCATAATGCAGATAATATATTCCATCTTGCGATACGATTTGCTGAATTTCCACCCGCTGTAGTGAAGGAACCTCCAGCGTATAAATTGTTATTTGAGTCAAGTGCTAAAGCGTTTACAGTATTATTTAAACCACTTCCTAAAGCAGACCATGCGCTTCCGTTCCATCTTGCGATACGATTTGCTGAACTTCCACCAGCTGTAGTAAAGGAACCTCCAGCGTACAAATTGTTAGTTGAACTGACTGCTAAAGCATTTACAGTATTATTTAAACCACTTCCTAAAGCGGACCATGATAACCCATTCCATCTTGCGATACGATTCGCACTACTATCACCAGCGTCAGTGAAAGAACCTCCAGCGTACAAATTGTTACTTGGGTCGACTGCTAAAGCATTTACATTATTATTTAAACCATTTCCTAAAGCTGACCAAGTTGTTCCGTTCCATCTTGCGACACGATTTGCTGACCCAGTATCTGCTGTAGTGAAACTACCTCCAGCGTACAAATTGTTAGCTGAGTCGACTGCTAAAGCGTTTACAGGAAGATTTAAGCCACTTGCTAAAGTAGACCATGTTGTTCCATTCCATCTTGCGATAAAAAATGCATTAATACCTCCAGCCTGAGTAAAATTACCACCAGCATATAAATTACCGTTACTATCTATTGCTAGTGCATTGACGGTATTATTTAAGCCACTTCCTAAAGCAGACCATGATGAACCATCCCATTTTGCGATATAATTTGCACTAATTCCATTAACTATAGTAAAATTACCACCAGCATATAAATTACCATTTCCATCTAATACAATAGCATTTACGCTACTATCCATACCAGTCAATAAAGAATTATAACCTCCAAACATAGTTAAATTATTATTTAAAATACTTGTAGTATTAGTTGGAATATCTATATTTATACTGATTGTTGCTGGATTAAATGATGAAGAATAATCGTTTAAATTGATTGTTGTTATTGCATTACCAATACCAGTTGGTCCAGTGATTCCAGTTGGTCCTGTTGGTCCTGTTGGTCCTGTTGGTCCAGTGATTCCAGTTGGTCCAGTAACACCTTGTCGTCCAGTCGGACCAGTAACACCTCGTGGACCAGTTGGGCCTATTTCACCAGGAATACCTTGGAAACCTATTATTCCAGCTGGACCAGTATCACCTTGTGGACCGGGTCCACCTACTTCACCTTGAGGTCCAGGACCTCCTTGACTACCCACAGGACCTTGAGGACCAGTTGGACCAATATCACCTTGTGGTCCAGTTGCTCCTGTATTGGCAGCATCACCAGGTAATCCAATTGGACCAATATCACCTTGTGGACCGGTTGGTCCAGTTACTCCAGTCGGTCCAGTTACTCCAGTTGGTCCAGTATCACCAATTAATCCGATTTCACCCGCTGGACCTCTAATACCAGTTGGTCCAGTTACTCCAGTTGGTCCTGTATTACCAGTAGGTCCTATCTCACCTTGAATACCAATTGGTCCAGCTACTCCGGTTGGTCCAGTTACTCCAATCGGTCCAGTTACTCCGGTTGGACCAGTAGCTCCTGTATTGGTAGCAGTACCATCTGGTCCAGTTACTCCAGTTGGTCCAGTTGGTCCAGTTGAACCAATTGGTCCAGTAGCTCCTGTATTGGTAGCATCACCTGCTGGTCCAGTCATACCAGTTGGTCCAGTTGGACCAGTCATACCAGTTGGTCCGGTTTGTCCACCGAAAGAATCAACGTATGTTTTGTTAACAAGTTGGTCGCTTTGTGTAGGTGAGTCGCTGCATGTAGGAAGTTGACTAAACTCAACTAAATTCAACTGTAAAGAACCGCTAATATTTCTTAAATTTACAGACGTCATTATATATAATTTAAAGAAAAAATATTCTTTATATAATTTACAATTTCAAACAAAATTATATAAAAATTTATTATTTTATTTCTTTAATACATCTAAATAATATAATAATTTATTGTTTCACTACTATTTGTAAGAATATTTATATAAAATAAAGTAAACTAATTTAAACAAATAACAACTATTATATAATAAATGTTGTTACGATATAATAATCCTTTAAAATATAGAAAAATTATTGCAAGA